CTCGGTTTTGAGTTAAAATGCAGACAAGATGAAACAGATGGAACGTATTTTAGAGAAATCGCGTATCGCGAATCGCAAATTGAAGTATGGAAAAGGTGAAGCACCTAAAGTGAAACGAAATAAAGACGTAGAAAAATGAAAAACGGAATTTGTAAAATTAAATGGAGCTATTACAATATTAAAGAAGAGTTGATAGCAGTATGTATAGCAACAACCAGATATGAAGCAATTACATATTTTGAAGATGCTAACTTAGATGTAACAGAAGCGCAACACAGCGTTAGATTTGAAGAAATAGTAGACGAACAATGATAACGTTATTGCAAGCTATTTTCATTTATAGCATAATAGGAAGCCCTGATTCTTAATTGAGTTGGGGCTTTTGCTATTCGCGAATCGCGATACGAGATAAAATAAAATAAAAATATTTTTAAAAGATAGTTGCAGGTTTAAATATTGGTTGTATATTTGACGTGTCATTAAAAAACAGACACGCCATGAATGCTTTTCTTATCACATCGCCAAAAGGAGTTTCAGAATGGAAATCTACATTTGTAGAAACTCAAGAAGAAATGAACAGACTTGAAAAAGTTGGTGTTGTTTCAAACGTCACAGTTCAACAGTTTGTGAACGGAGTTCTTGCAAAGTCTTTCACTTACAACTGGAACGGTGTACAATGGGAAAAGTAGACGAAAGAGGTCAGTTGTACGAGTCTCACACTTTGCGAAGTGGCGAGGTCGTTTGGTTCTACTCTGACCAGCTCCACAAGGTTTTTCAATTAGCAGAGTTGTATAAAATAGACGTTTATACATTGAGCGGAATTGTGAAAGCAAAAGAGATGTTGAAAGCCTCCAATTAGGGGGCTTTGTTCTTGTCAATAAGAAAAATGAAATTATTTTTAAAAGAATGTTGCAGGTTTAAAACTTAGGTGTATATTTGTCAGGCAATACAGCAACAGAAAAACAAAGAAACTATGACAATCCAAACAACAATCCGAATCATCAACCAGTTGAAAGCTGAAAAACTAGAAAGCAATAACGAACTAATTGCATTCTACGAAAAGAAAGTAACTGAGGCATACGCCAACGCTATAAGCAAAGCGTTTAACTAAACAAAAAGGGGCAACCATAAGAACGCCCTAAATCAACCCAATCAGCCGTTGCTTAATAGCGCGGCTTTTTTGCGTTTAAGAATTAATGTAGTTCCGAATACCCTTGCGGATAACAGCACTTTGGGAATCCCCCGTTTCCTTCAGCTTATTTTGAAATTGTCTATCTGTGTCGGGGTCTATTCTTGCACCCCTGATTAACCAATTCTTAACTAGGTTCGGGTTATCGTCTTTCTTTTGTGATATCATTAACGGTTGGTTTTTGTCAAAGGTAGGAAACTCCGCGTTAATTTTGTAAGGTGGAAATTCCGAAGTTAATCTGTGACAGAGACATTGCGCCAAACGATTCTTTTGATGAGATGTTTGACGAATCTCAACCCGTCTTTTCTTCCGTAACCGTTAGAGACTTTCTAGATGCTCACCAGGATGCAACAGAGATTATTCTCGAAGTTCGTTCTGATGGTGGTTCTACTTCCGAAGCGCGTATAATTTACGATATGCTCAAAGGTTGTGGTAAAACAATCACTACTCACGGCTACAAAGTTAACTCATCCGCAATGATTCTTTTCCTTGCTGGTGAACAAAGACTTATTTCACAAAATTCAGATTCAATCATTCACCCAGTTTGGGTTGATGCTTTCGGTTTGCCCTGGCAATTAGAAGCGGAAGACTTGAGGCTGTTTGCCAATGAGATTGAGAAGGAGCAGGTGAAGTTGATAGACATCTATTGCAGCGTTATTGGAGAGGATAACCGTGTAGAGGTGACTCAGTTGATGGCTCAAACCACTAACCTAACGTGTGACGAATCTATTCGTTTAGGGTTCGCAACGGGTAAGTTAGGAGTAGCTGAAAAAGTAGAAAATAGTAATCGGTCGGTTGTTTACACAAACAAGATGTTTGCAGCCGCAATGCACAATAAGAAAAAAGAAATGGTTAAAGAAGAAAAATCGGTACTTGATAATGTGTTAAACACTATCAACAACATCACAACAGCGTTCAAAACAAAGAACGAAACTGAAGAAGTACCAACGGAAAATGAAACTGTAAACGCTTCGGCTGAATTGGCTGAAGGTGGTTCTGTTTATTTTGACGGAGAACTATCTGAAGGTACGGCTGTATTCTCAGATGAGTCAATGGAAACACCTAGCGCAGATGGCGAGTATGCACTTGCAGATGGTCGTTCGGTTGTTGTAGCTGAAGGATTAGTTTCTGAAGTAATGGCTGCAAGTTCTGAAGATGATGAGGAAGAAGTTGATGAAGAAAACAAAGAAGTGTCCGAGTTGAAAGACAAGGTTGCATCTTTGGAAGCATCAAATGCAACCATCATTGAGAACCAGGAAAAAACAACTGAAGCCTTAAATAAGGTAACTAAGTTGCTTGGTTCAATGTCTAATCTAGTTGTTGGTGATAATGACAAAGGCAAAGCACCAAAAAGAGAAGTTCCAACTGTTTACGCAGAAATGACGAACAAGCAGAAAATGGATTTCAACAGAGGGAAATAATGGCAAGAAAAAGAAGCATAAAAAGCCAACCATTAACCGAGGTGTTAAACCCGTTTGATAGTGGTGTTTCTTATGCCGACTTTTTAAAGTCATTACCTGACGGGAAAACGGCAAGCGAAGTATTAAAAAATAAATGCACTCCCGAACAATTGGAGTGGTTAGAAACCGAAATAAAAATATTTAAAAATAAATAATTATGGCAGTAAATTACACGGGTGGTACTACCAACCAAACAGAGTTAGAGCAAATCCAACAGGAACTCTACGCAGAATCTAACACTTTCAGAGATGGTCTAATCGACATCCAAGAAGGTCACAAATCAGGCGCGGATGTTTACGAATCAAGCGCAACCGTAGCGGTATCGGCTTTCAGCACGGGAGCGGTTACAGCAACAGGTGACATTGATGCTAACGTAAACAAAACAGGCGTTGCTTTAACTTCATTCCAATACGAAGATTTCATTGATGAGAACTCTTTGAAAGGAACAAGATTTGAGCGTTCAATGAAGGCAGGAGCATTCGAGATTATGTCAGATGAGTTTGACCAAAAAGTATTAATTCAAGTAGCACCAGCAATTGGTGAGGCTGTTGAGAATATGATATGGGACGGAGCAACTACGGCTCAAAAAGCGTTGATTGCTGGACTTACTCCAGGAGCCGCACAAGGTTCAATCAGCGCAGGAGCGCAAACGTTAGCCGCTGCAATGCCTACTAACTTGGTGAACTCTTTACCAGCCGTTCTATTGCATAACGCATCAAACGCAAAAGACACGCCAGGAGCAGGTCTAGGAGATTACAGAAAAGTACTTTCTATTGCAACTGTAACTAGCGCAACTATTGCGGCTGAGTATGCTAAGATGTACGGAGCAGCACCTTCAAAATCTGTTAACCACTCTTCAGAACCTGCTGAGATTTACGCTCCACTTGGAGACAAGCAATTGATTAAAATTGCTAACAACGCTGTAGGCGCGGCTCAACAAATCAACTTCTTGGTTGAAGGTTCAGGAGATAGCGAGGTTATCTCATACAACGGTCACAAGATAAACTTTGTGCCATTGGTAGGATTCAGAATTTTCGCAATTCCAAGTTACTTGAAAGTATTGGTTGATTTATCTTCAGATGTTTCTACCTTGAAAATTGGAGAGGTTGCTAACGGTGCAATGCAACGATACATCAAGAACGTTCAGACAATGGCTTGTTGGATGGTCGGACAAAAATACATCACTCTTTACGGAGGATAGTAAATATTTAAGGGGTTGGCAAATGTCAACCCCTAACTTTAAAAAAAGATAATCAAATGTCAGGATGTTCAAATGCGCTCGCAACGCTAGACCCGAGCTGCGAAGCAATAAAAAAGAAAGGTGGTTTCGACAAAACGTTTTACATTGGCAATATTGCCGATTTGGACGGGGCAACTATTACCGCTGGGGTGAATGAGGTAACAGCCTTTACATTCGCTGCTGGGACAGGGTTCAAAAAAGTTACAGGCAAACGCTTGAAGCACGGAGCAAACACTACTTTAGAAGTTGGTGATGTCGTGAATATGAGAAAGCAGAATTTCAACGCTGTTCTTTACGCTAAGTCGGGTGCAGAGCGTTATTCTCTCGAAGTATTAGCCGATGCTGTTGATGTCTTTATCATTGCAGAAAGCAACGCTGGAACGCTTGAAGTGTTCGGTATTGCTAATGATGCAGATGGTAAATTTGACAACTACGGAATGTCTCCAAGTGCAGGAGAGTGGAAGCACGGAGTTCTTATCAACGATGATACCAGCGTAACTATGACGTTCACGGGAGATATGCCTAACGCTGCTTTGATTTATGACGAGAGCGAAACACTAGCGGTTAATCTTGCGGTGTTGGATGGTCAAGTTGTCTAATGATTTTAAGGCGCGAATAGTTGATGTCATAAATCAACCGTTTGAAAAAGTAAATAAAAGCCTTCTGATGTCATTACATTGGGAGGTTTTTAGTTTAAGTTATTGCGTAACTTGCAGAAGTGAACAGATACTAGCTTACATTGAATTAACGCGGTTAATTAGACCCAAGAAAATGAGCAAATATAGATTTAGTACAAAGCACAAAAATGACCGCTTAATGGTCAAAGGAATAGGCATTGTAACGGCTGACACGCTGACCGATGCCATTGCAAAGAAGCTATTGAGTAGAGGGTTGTATGATGATGTGATTGTGTTGGTCGAAAAGGCAAAAAAGAAAGCAACTCCAAAGGATTAAGCGGTGGCTATCAAAGGAAAGAATAGAGCAAAACAGGTTAAAACTAACTTCAGCAAAAAGGCTGTTGTTGGTCAGAACCGAGTTGCTGAGATTAAGCACAATAAAAGTGCGAATCGTTACGATTACGGCAAAAATAACCTATTGCCTAACGAGTTGTTGTTAGCGATAGAATCTAGCGTAACGGCTTCAAGTTGTCGGGAGACGAAATCTACCTTTATTAAGGGAAAAGGGTTTGCAGATACGGGTGTTTCTTCAATGAAGATTAACGCTCGTCAAACTACTAACCAGTTAGCGGCTGAATTAGCCGACTTTGCAGGGTTATTCCGTGGCATTGCTTTGAAAGTAGTTTACAACATCAAAGGCGAACCGTTTAGAGTGTACGCTTTAGAATTTGAGAACGTTAGGGCTACTGATGAAGGCGGTTACTATGTGAACGATGAGTTAGCCAACGGCAAGGACTTGAAAAAAGACCGTGTTTTTATGGATGTTTTCGATTCTCACGAATCACCCGAAAGCAGAAATAGAAGAGTTGCAGAACAAATAAAAGAATACGGCTACCAGGTAGGTGATATTGTCTACCATTATGAGCAGAAGGCAGGGCAAAAGATTTATCCGAAACCTGTAGCGTGGGCTGCGATGGAAGAAATCGAATCTGATGCGGCTTTAGGTCGTTTGGATTGGCGCAACGTAAAGAAAGGATTTCGACCCGATGCCATTCTTACAACCATTGGCGAAATTGATGACGTAACGGAGGACGAAAGCGGACGAACTGAGCAAGATTATTTTGATAAATCTGTAGAAGGGTTTTGCGGTGAGGATGCCGACCCGATTCTACACATTCAAGTTGACAAGAAGGAAGAAGCACCTGAGTTAACGGTGTTTAGTTCTGAGAAACTACTCAATTCAACAACAGAAGCGGTTGACCGTATCGGGCGAAGGGTATGCAGGGGGATGGAAGTACCAACTATCCTTGTTCCTGGCTTTGCGCGGTCAAGTCAGTTAGGCAACAATGACGAATTAATTAACACTATTAAGTTGTTTTCGTTAACCGCATTGGATTATCAAAAGTTGGTTAGTCAATCTTTGGAAATAGTTTTTCCTCAATACGATTGGAGTATTGACCCTCTAGAATTGATTGATATAGTCCCCGATTGGCTAGTTGATAAATTAACAGCCGATGAAATTAGAGAACTTGGAGGATATGCGCCAATAGCTAGTGAAGATGGCGAAAGCGGAACATCTACATCTGATGCATTAAGCGCGTTAAGTCCATTAGTTGCCACAAAAGTTCTCGAAAAAATGAGTGATGAAGAAATCAGAGGATTAATTGGCTTATCAATGGAAGGTTATTTACCAAAAGAACAAACTGAGATATGATTGACAAACTATATTTGGTTGAATCGAAAGTAATACCCATTAACGTCAACGTTTCAGATGACAAGGTTTTACCGTATATCTATCCACCTTTGGAGCAACTACGCGCAACGCTACCTTCAGCCCTTTACACGGTACTTGACACACTTGCAGCCGAAGATGTGAAAGCGTGGAGCGTTACGAATAGTTACGTTGAAGATGACAAGGTAAACGAGACTGAAGTTGGTATTCTCAAGATGTGGAAATCGGTGACAACGAACAGCGATTCAAAACCAACTACGGATAACACAACCGATTGGGAGGAATTAGAGCATGGAACGTTCTTTGTCAATTACGTGCAACCATATCTAGCACACGCTACGTTTTACGGCTATTCAGTTAACGCAGGTGTGAACGTATCACACCAAGGATTACAACAGATTTCAAACGAAACGGCTCAACCAGTATCGGGCAATAATTTACAGGCATTCCTGAACTATTGGAAGAATCAACGCGACTTAAAAAGAAGAGCGATGCTTAACTATTTGGATGAGCAAGATAACGTACTAGATGGCGTTGTTTATAGCGAAGTTGACCACGTTCAAAAGCGTTCAAGGTTTCAGATTAGAGGGATTGGCAAAGGAATAGGAAACAAATTGGGAGAACGAATCTACCTAACTAATGAGAACGGTAAAATAATATACACAGGATAATGGCAATTTTTACAAAGACGGTACTAAAGAGTTATTTTGAGCGAGGTAAAACGCCAAAGCAAGAGCATTTTACGGCTTTAATTGACACGATGAATAGTAACGCTGAATGCGTTTGCGTTAAGTCGGCATCACTAACTATTGCAACGGCTGACGTTTTACATTTGAACACGACACCAATAGAAATAGTAGCCGCCCCTGGAGTAGGGTTTGCTATTGAGGTTATGAGTGCATCAATGAAAATGGTTTATGTTTCAGCTACCTACGCGACCAATACAAGCCTTGAATTGATAACCGCTGGAGCAACAGATAACCAAGCATCAACGGTTATTAAGAACTCAGCATCAACAATAAGAAGGTTTGCGGATGCTACTACTTTAGCTTCTGCAACGGCTACTCAGTTAGTTGATAATGCCGCACTAAATGTAAAGGTTGCAAGTGGAGATCCCACGGCTGGAGATAGCGATATTAAAATATACGTTACTTACCGAATAATTGAACTGTAACAATGGCACTCACCAACGCAGGTACATTAGTACAATTGCCATCTTCGCGAATACCATCAGACTTTACGGCTGTTTCTGTTTCATCATTCGCAGATTACGAATATGTATCTACGGAACGAACTTTGAGCGTTTTGAAATCAACGGTTGAAAATGCCGACCCGTCAACTACTTTACTAGCTATAATTGCAAACGGAACAATCGGGATTAACAAGCAAGTAACGGATTTAGTTACGGCTGAATTTGACACTTCAAACACGGTTACTTGTTACGCTGTTCTGACTGGTATTAAAAGCAATGTGGAGTCATCTGCAACAACAGACTTTTATACTGACACGGCAATGAGTTATATTTGCAAAGTTAAATTTTACGTCAAATCAGCTTAATCAAATGGATAGCGCATTATTAGCCGCAGCAATGAAGGTATTAGGAGGAGGAACGGGAGGAGTAGTTGTGGGTTATTTTGCTCAAAAACAAGCCGCCAAATCTGAAGCTGTGAAGGAATTGCAGGTTTTGAAAACCGAATATAAAGAGTTCGCTGAGTTTACAAAAAACGAGTTGACGATTAGCCGACAAGAAAGAAAAGATTGTGCGGAAGAAAATAGCGCAATGGCTGATGTGATTAACTCTTTGAAACTTGAGGTAAATGAGTTGACTATGGCAATTCACAATATAATCGGAACGCCAAAAGGCAAAGAAAAACCATTGAACAAAAATAAGTAATGGCAACACCAACAGCACTTAAAACACTTTACACGGGAGAAAGTGATGTGATAACTATTGAGCATACTGATTCCGCAGATGTAGCTATTCCTTTTGCGGCTATCAATGACGTTCGTTACATTATAAAAGATGGAAGCGGCAACACGCTAATGAAGTTCAAAGAGAACGCGCCTACGGGTTGGGGAGTCGCAACACCAACAGCCAACCCAGGAGAGTATCAAATTCAGATACTCGAATCAGATTCAAAAACTTGGAACGCTGGAAAAGTATATTTAGAATGGTACATTAATATTGACGATTCTGTTTTAACAGCTGGGTACAAAACAATGGGCGAAGTCTATCTATACGATGTAATCAAATCAAACTACTCTAAGCAATGACCAGCGTAAAGAGCAAAACAACAATTACCGCATCAACTAATTCAGTAACAGTTATAGACGGTGCTGACGTTACCGAGCAAATAAACGGGGTAACAATTGGGACTATTGTAAGTGGTGGAACTAACAACCAAGTGATTACTGATAGCGCGGCTAATCCTGTTGGAACTGAAGCAAATCCTTCGGTTATTGTAGATTCTACAGTTACGGTAAACGGTAATAGTTTAGGGTCAACTGGTTCGGTTGTCGCTGAAGGTTCGGTTGATTTGGTCGTAAACCTTGACGGCTCACCTTCAGGTGCTTGGGATGGTGATTCGTGGGAAGTTACTAGCGCGGTTTGTGCAGATGCAACCGTTAATGTTAACGGTGTTTTTATGGAAAACATACCTTCGGGTGACACCGAAAATATTGAGGTGAGACAAGAAACGGGCGCAACATTAGTAGGTAGTAAACAAGGGCAATATTGGAGGGTTGACGATGCAACGGTTGCTAATTCAGATGCTAGTTATTCGGCTACGGTTGCGGCTGAAGGTAGTTTAGTTCTGCCTGATATTACATTCACAGATTCTGATGGTACTACTTCAAGTGTTCCAAGTGTTCAAAATCTTACGTGTACACCACAAGTTAAAAGCCTGTTCATCAAGTTTGGATTTGAAGCGACAAACGATGAAACGGGAACACTAACCATTGATTCAGACAACGCAGGAACATTCACAAGCACTTCAGACGATGGAAGTAGTGGAGATATTACCTACAATGTAAACGGTGGGGGGTTTGCCGCGTTCGTTAATCCAACAGCGTTATCAATTGGAGATACCATTGCAGCCAAAAGAACGATTACAACGGGTGCTGGATTCGCTAAAATAACAGGAACGTATGTCTAGGCGGTTTACATATTTCAATAGCTTTTCTTCAGTCAACCCGAACTTCATATCTATTTGGGACACTACGCAAGCGGGTTCGGCATCAGATACTATTGTGTTACCAATGACATCAGGAATAGCTACTGTTGATTGGGGTGATGGAACGGTGAACACTTCAAACACCCACACATACGCAGTTGCAGGTATTAAGACTATTACCATTTCGGGAACGATTAACACATTTGCTTTTTTTAACGGTGGCGATAAAGCAAAGATTTCAGATGTGAGTAATTGGGGAACTTTTGATTTTGCAGGCATAAGGGTTTTTCACGGGTGTTCTAATCTTGATGTTTCAGCGACAGACATTCCTGTTATATCACACGCAAATGCTGCTAAAGCAATGTTTTCCAATTGCAGTAGTCTAACGAGTGTAAACTTCTCATTGTGGGATTTTTCAGTATGTACAAACTTTAATCTATTCCTTAACTCATGTACTTCGTTTATCGGAAATGTTGAAGGAATAATCCATAGTGGAGTTACTAATATAAGACAAGCCTTTTTGAATACACCACTAGGCAACCAAGACCTTTCAACGTGGGATGTTAGCGGAGTTACGAATTGGAACGATGGTTTAAGAAGTTGCGCATTAGGTGCTTTGGCGGATGTTAGCGGTTGGATTCCGCAAGGAAATTTAAACGGAGTATTTAACATAAATCCTTTATTCGAAGGTTTAGGCGTTGACACTTGGACAATAGGAGCGATTACAGGAGGAGGAAACACATTCGCCAATTGCACACTTTCAACTGCAAATTATGATGCTACGCTCGTTGCGTGGGAGGCACAAGCACCAACTAATGCGGTTGCCTTTCATTTTGGAACATCAACATATACACTTGGTTCGGCTGCCGAAACAGCAAGAACAAGCCTTATCTCAACTTATGGTTGGACAATTACTGATGGCGGTGGAATTTAAAATTTAGAAAATGAACAGTATTATAAACCCACCCGTTCGAACTTATTGGATTACATTCGATGGCGATGACAAAGAATCTGTAATTGGTTACGGATGGACAGACCCGAATCAGCGCACAGACACTATTCAAGTTTGGGAAACAACAATAGAAGAATCAGTTTGGATTGCGAGACTGCTAGAATATGGCATCATTCCAGAAATTGACGAACAAGGAAACTTAGTGTTATGATAGCTACACTTTGCCGCGAATATTACCCTAAACAAACACACGGAACTTTAACGCTAACGGACGAAGAAACGGGAGATGAAGTTTTCAAATGTCGCACTTTGGAGTTGCCGTGGTTAGACAACCAAAGGAACGTGAGTTGCATACCTGAAGGTTATTATGATGTGGACTTTCGGACTTCAGCAAAATACCCTAAACACTTTATTGTTAATGATGTTCCTGGTCGTTCGTTCATCCTAATCCATCAAGGCAACTACGCAGGGTCATTAAACCCGAAAAGCGGCAAGTCAGATATTCGCGGTTGTATCTTAGTCGGCAAGGCTTTTGTTGATTTAGATGGTGATGGTTTGGCAGATATTACTTCCAGCAAATCAACGTTAAACAAGCTATTAGAAGTTGCTCCTGACGGGTTTGTTTTGGAAGTAACCCAATGAACAAATCGAATCTGATTATAATAGCTGTACTTGCAGCCGTTATAGTTGCGCTGATACTAACGCGCGGTTGTGGAGACACTACACTACAACCCGACCGTACCGAAATAAACTACGATTCAATTGAGCGCGTGATTAAATCGCGTTTGCCATTGCCTGATACGATTATAGTTGAAAAGGAAGTGGTAAGATGGCTACCTAGCGCAACCATTCAAGATACTATCTATCTTAACGGGTCAACGGTTTACATCTACAACGACCAACCAATAGACACCACAGCCATTTTAAGCCACTATCTAACGCAAGCGGTTACGTATATCGACACTATTAGAGATAGTTCCTTACAAGCCGTTATTCAAGACACTATCTTTAGAAATAAGGTAGTGGGGCGTGGCTTTAGTTACAAGGTACTCCGACCCGTTACAATCAACACCTACAAGCCTGACAAGTTCCAACTAATCGCATCCTTCCAAAGTGGTTTGGGAATGACTTACGCTAATCAATTCAATAGTTTCTACGTTGGTGCAGACATCGGTCTAAAGTTCAAATCAGGAACTTACTTTTCTGTTGGATATATGGCAGGCTCAAGTCACTTTGTAACCCTTCGCGCTGGGCAGGTCATTCGGTTAAAGAAGTAACTCACAATGTTGTGAATCACAATGTTGTTACCATACAAATAACACAGTCGATTACTTCATTTGTATAATTATTCGGTCAAATGCCAAACCGTAACGGGCTTACCGTAATCTCCAGTTATCTTAACTTCTGATTTATGGATTAAGCCCTTGTTCTTTAGGTTGCTGAAAGACCTTCGTATGCTACCAACGGGCGTGTTGTGCCATCTTCGTTCCGATAGCTTCTCCATTATCCTAAAGTGGCGTAGAACTCTCTCAGGCGTTGCGCCTAAATTATCGTAACGATTAAAATAATCCAGCACGGCTGCATCTTGAGTTTGGTTGTAATAGATGTTCATAGTTTTTCAATTTTAAAGTCTGTTATTAACTTACCTAGCTTCCTCGCTAAGAATCTGATTTCATCCTTTAAATCCTGACCTGTTGACGATGTGAAAACGCACGATTCGTCAAAGTTGTTTGTGATTTTGTATTTCATTATCCTAAATTATTAATGTGTTCAAAGCAAAGTTCTTCAATATCTACACCCATATCTTCAACGAAGTCTGTGATGTCTTGCTGAAATACTTCCCATCTGTGAGTGATTGAGTTAAACTTTTTGGTTTCAAAGTTTACATCGTAATTATCAATGGATGCCGAGCATCCAGGATAACCACTACCATCGGAGTAATACATAACCATAGCTTCTTCGGGAGAGTAGTCAAATCTAATTGTAACGTCTGCTAACTCTATCGTTGTTTCAAATTCAAATTCCATATTAGTCTGTTATTAAGTTGTTTTCAATTATTATTTATAGCTGCTCGTTCATCCAGGTTAAAATTACTTCAGCATCTTCTTCCTCAAATTCGTGGTCAGCATCAAATAGAGTTGCCAATGTGTCTTGACTAACAGCCTCAGCCATTAGGTGGTTATCGGCTTTTTTTTGAATGTAAGCGCAAACGCTACCATCTCTGAATGCTCTTATGAAAAGGCTACCTTCTGATACGGAAAAGCAATCAATTCCTTGCTCTATAACTTCCAACTTCTCTGAGTTGTCTAAGCTGTTCCACTTTTTTGATACTTCTAAATTTTTCATCTCGTTCTGTTATTAAATGTTTGACAAATATAACTATTACTTTTAATTGCAACTATGTTTTGAAAATAATTTGAAATATTTTTTTAATCCAAAACTAATCCGTAGATTCGCACCGAACTAATTATTTAAGTAATGAAAGAACAAAATCAAGACAAGTGCAGAAAGGTCGGCAAGGCTCTACCTTCAGGCGCGCTAAAAGAAATCGCGGACATTCTAAAGGTCAATTACTCCTTTGCTTACCGCGTAATGAACGGAAACTTCAAACGCTTCACACCTAAACATAGTAAGGTGTTGAAACGGGCTGAGAAGTGGTTAACTATTAACGGTATTAAACTAATTGAGCAATGAAAGTGGAACTAAGCGAATGTCCTTTGAGGTCTAGGGTAATTACAAACATCATTAAAAGCCGATGCAAAGAGCAATTAGGCAACTCAATGAAATACGCCAAACTAGCTGGGCTTGAAAAAGACCCGTTAGTAAAAGAGTGGCATCAATTCAAACAAGCATTAACAACCATTTAAAAACTAGAACAATGAACAAGTCAGAATCAATAACGGAACTAGCCAAAGCAATGGTAAAGTTTCATTCGGTAGTGGGGAAGGTTTCTAAGGATGCCAAAAACCCATTCTTCAAAAATAAGTACGCAAGTCTTTCAAACATTATTGAAGCGGTCACAAAGCCACTAAATGACAACGGGCTTAGTGTTTTACAGTTGCCGAGCATTGAAGGGCTTACAACGCTTCTTTTGCACGAGTCAGGAGAATGGATTAGTTCGGTTTCTTCCACGCCTGTTAAGGATGCTACAGACCCACAGAAACTAGGGAGCGCAATTACTTATGCTAGACGGTACGCTTTGGGCGCAATCTTATCATTAAACATTGATGAGGATGACGATGGTCAAAAGGCAAGCGCACCACCTAAACGACAAGCAGCAAAGCCTGAGTTAAAACCAAAATCTACCGAATGGAGCAAGGCTGTTCAGTACCTAGTTGATGGAGGGTTAATTTCAGCAATCGAAGGGAAATATGCCTTAACGGAAGTAAACAAAACCGCGTTAATGGATGACGTTTTAAAATGAGCAAAGAAATTTTTAACCAATTAAGAGAACAAGAAAATGAAGAAATCACTTTACAACATCGAAGCAGAATACTTGGAAATAACCAACCAATTGGAGGATGGGGAACTGACTCCCGAACTGGAAACTGCTCTAGCGATAAACGAATCACAACTGCAAGGGAAAGCCGTAGCGTATGCCTACATAATCAAAGAAGCTGATGATACTATTACTGCTATTGATGCTGAAATTAAGCGGTTACAAGGGCTTAAAAAGACGGAACAAAACAAGTCTACCAGGTTAAAGCAAAACATTCACATTGCAATGGACTTGTACGGCATCAACGAAATCAAAACCGAAACGCTGAAAATCAACTTTCGCAAATCAGAGGGCGTTATCTGTACAATGGATGAAGTCAAACTAGACGATGAGTTTGTTACCGTAGTACCTGAGACCTCAAAGCCCAATCTAACAGCTATCAAAAAGGCTATCAAGGAAGGCGAAACGGTTGAAGGATTCGAGATTGAGACTAGATACAACTTGCAAATTAAGTAATTAAGTAATCAAATAATCAATAATAAAAATGGAATACAAAGAAAAAGGAACAATCAAGAATGTGCTACCAGTTGAGTCAGGTACTTCGCAAAACGGCAAAGAATGGAAAAAACTCAATTTCGTAATTGCCAATAATAACGGCTACGAAGGGGCTGAACAAATCTTTGCATTTGAAATATTCGGCACGGAAAAAGTCGATAATTTCATCAAGTACAACAAGCTAGGGCAAGAAGTTGAGGTTAGCTTTAACATACGGACAAACGAGTGGAAAGGCAAGTACTACACAAGTCTCCAGGCGTGGAAAGTAATGGCAGGCGAACGAGTTGAGCAAGCCGCGCAAACGCCACAACCGATTGAAGATGAAGAAAGTGAGATTCTGCCCTTTTAAAATCTAATCCAACCCCTTAACCAAGCCCCTGCCATATCGGTGGGGGTTTTTTTACGCCCTATCTACGACTTATACACTAATTCCCTACTCTCTATTCTTTTTTACTTTGACGAATCGGGCTATTTTTTTTATTTTGAAAATCTGAAAAAAGATAAAGATAGGGCGTAAATGGCGTAACTCATTGATACTCTAACGCCTTAGTGGTTTTTCGATGTGGCGTAATTTGTGTACACTAGTGCTTTTTTAAAAAAGAAAATAAATGTGTTGTGGTATTGAATTATTATTTACATTTGCATTGTTCGCAAGCCAAAAGCGGATTCTTTAGAATGACCAGGTTACAGAAAAACGTACTAAAAAGAAATTCCTAAAGGGGCAACTTATGCGTTCCTACCTGGTCGGTAGCGCATTTGGGTATGTTGGCACATACTGCTCCTTTAGGGTTATTTAAAATGACAATAACCATATTCAAAAACATTCTAGCAACAGCCGCTGGGTTTAATAGGTCTGTTGACTTTGCGCTAAGTCGCATAAAGAACGGCAACAGCAAAGAACTACTGAGCCGTATTAGATTAGAATCGGACAAGGGAAAGCGTGATGAATTAAAGAAGTGGCTTCCTTCTATTTGTTTCAGCGGAACGTTTACGAATCGTTCAATATCAGGATTAAAACAACCAAGCGGTTTAATATGCTTAGACTTTGACAAATTCCCCGATGCTGATATGCTCCAATCTTACCGCGACACTTTAGAGGCTTGGGAATACACCTATTCAGTTTTTACTAGCCCCAGCGGTAACGGATTAAAGGTACTAGTGAGAATACCACCTGACCCGTCTAAACACAAAGCTTACTTTGATTCGATTGCACTAGTTTGGGACTGTGAATATTTTGATAAAAGTGTTAGTGATATTAGTAGAGTTTGCTACGAAAGTTATGACCCCGAACTTTATCTAAACGTGGATGCTTTAACCTGGGTTGAGATTGCAGAGCCTGACGAGCAAAGCGTTGGTAAAAATATGGATGAATGCTTTATTCCAGTCCAAAGCGAGAACCGTATTATTTCTAACTTAACTACTTGGTGGGAAAAGAAGTATGGTAATACTAAAGGAAGCAGAAACCAAAATATGTATAAGTTTGCCAATGCTTTAAACTCTTTCGGCATTAACCAAAACGAAGCTGAAAGGCACCTGCACCAATACGCTCAAGGTGGTGATGAGCCATTTACCGAAACTGAAATAAGTAGAGTTGTTAAGTCTGCTTATAGAAGCACCGAAAGACACGGGACAAGATTCTTTGAAGATGACCACGCAAAAGCGAAGGTTGAAAAGCTGATAAGGTCAGGAAAGAAGCAATCTGAAATAGCAAAAGTTCTTCCTGAAATAAAAGATTTAGAATCCGCTCTTGAGTCTGTTAAAGATACACTAGCCGTCACCGATTTTTGGGGCTATACTGACAAAGGAAAGGTTCAACTAAGCCCACACAAATACAAGTTCTTTCTGGAGCAAAACCAGTTCTGCAAGTTCTTTCCTGAGGGTGCTATGTCTTATCTATTCGTAAAAATTGATAGTAATTTGCTAGAAGATACTGCGCCAACTTTTATAAAGGATTTTGTTCTAGATTACTTGTCCGAAAGAACTGATATCGGCTATGCTCCATACGATTTTATGGCTAACCAAACGCGGCTATTTAAAGAGGATTATTTGTCAATGCTTCAAACCGCGGAAGTAAATCTAAAGAAGGACACAGATACTACTTGCTACTTATATTTTAATAACTGCGCTTTAGAGATTACAAAGAATGAAGTGAAACCAATAGACTACATTGACCTTGATGGGTTTGTTTGGAAAAAGCACGTAATTGATAGGGAATATACGGCAGAGCGTTCAATTAGTGGGATGTATGAGAAATTTTTAAGGTTGGTTACCGCAAACGATGAACAGCGTTTTAATTCCTTTCGTTCAGTTATCGGTTACTTGCTCCATTCTTGCAAGACTTCAGGACAAAATAGGGCTATCATAATGAATGATGAATTGATAAGCGACAACCCCAACGGTGGAAGTGGAAAGGGTATGTTCTGCAACGCCATCAACCATATGAAAAGAGTAGCTACTTTGGACGGTAAGCAATTCAGTTTCGATAAATCATTTCCATATCAAACGGTTGGAGCAGATACCCAGGTGCTGGTCTTTGACGATGTGAAAAAGAACTTCGCCTTTGAGCAGTTATTTAGTTTGATTACTGAAGGCATAACTTTAGAGAAAAAAAACAAGGATGCTATTCACGTACCTGTTAGCCGTTCGCCTAAAGTGGTCATAACTACTAACTACACCATTGGAGGCGTTGGTGGTTCGTTTGAGCGTAGAAAGTTCGAGATTGAATTTAGCAGCTACTTTGGTTCACACCATACTCCATTTGATGAGTTTGGCAAGATGCTGTTTGATGATTGGGATGCGGCTGAATGGAAGCGGTTTGATGACTTTATGATTGGATGCGTTCAATACTATTTAGCTAACGGTTTAGTAGCGCACGAATCTGTCAACTTGGAGCAAAGAAAGTTCATCAAAGAAACGTCTTCAGAGTTTGTTGAGTGGTGTGATGAAAATCTACCTATTAATGAAAGGCTAGATAAAGCATTGAAGTTTGGCGAGTTTGTTTTAGAGTATAAAGATTTTGACCGAAAGCTATCACAACGAAAATTCACAGGTTGGCTGGAATCATACGGAAGTTTCAAAGGCTTAAAAGTATCACAAGGAAAAAGCCATTTCAGATGGATAAAGTTTGAGGATGGAGATAACCAAACGGAAATGGAAAACATAGATGATATTGACTATTCAGACCCTTTTGAGATATGATTAAACTTAGAGATTACCAAGAAACACTATCCGACCAAGCGTCTAACGTCTTAACTAAAAGACGACTCGTTTACTTGTCAATGGAAGTGAGAACTGGGAAAACCCTAACCGCATTAGCCACGCTTCAAAAGATAGGTGCTGATAGATGCCTATTCGTAACGAAAAAGAAAGCTATTAAGTCAATTGAGGAGGATGCTAAACTAATCGGTTTTGATGCCGTAGTAACCAACTACGAGAGCCTTCACAAGGTAACTGAGAAGTTTAAATACTTTGTTATTGATGAGGCGCATTGTTGCGGAACGTTTCCGAAGCCGTCAAAGCGTTATAAGCAATTGAAGGCAATGATTGACCAAAACAGCTACGTAATTCTTTTATCAGGTACACCAAGTCCTGAAGGATTTTCTCAGCTATTCCATCAGTTCCAACTGCATCCGTTTAGCCCTTTCGCTAAGTACCGTAATTTCTACGCCTGGGCAAAAGACTTCGTGACTATTGGTAAAACATACGTGGGTACTGGTCAGGCAGTCAATGACTATTCTAATGCTAGATGGAATCAGATAGAGCCTTACGTTAGACCTTTGATGCTATCGTACACGCAGAAACAAGCTGGGTTCACGCAAACAATAATTGAGAACGTTTTGACCGTTCCAATGCGACCATCAACTTACAAGATGATTAAAGCCATCTCAAACGATGGGATTTATGAGGGTAAAGAGGATGTAATACTAGCGGATACTGGCGTAAAAATGCAGTCAAAGGTTCACCAACTTTGTGGAGGTACTGTAATCTGCGAGAACGAAACAAGGCAAGTTGATAACACGAAAGTCAAAGCTATCATCCGAAAGTTTGAAGGTCGTAAAATAGCCATCTTCACGGTCTACCAGGAAGAAGCTGCAATGATTAAGGCAATGATTCCAAACTGTACGGATAACCCTGAAGCGTTTAATTTAGATTCTGAGGCTACATACGTTGGTCAGATTAGAAGCAGCCGAGAGGGCGTTAATTTATCTAGTGCTGATTGCTTAGTTTATTACAATATTGAGTTTAGTGCCTTAAGCTACCTACAAGGAAGGGATAGAGCCACATCAAAGGATAGAGAAACACCGCCTGAAGTGTGGTTCATAATGGCAGAAAATGGTATTGAGTTACAGATTTATAAGAAGGTCAAATTAAAAGAAAGTTTCACGCAAAAACACTTTGAACAATGGAAGCAAAGTATCAAACCAAAATAAAGAAGTTCGCAGAAGCTAACGGCTGGACTGTTATTAAAATACTACGTGCAACAGTAAACGGATTGCCTGACCTAATGGCATTTAAACCCGATAGACCGCCTTTGTTTATTGAGGTGAAAGATACGGGTGGGGTGTTGAGCAAAGTGCAACAGTATCAAATTAAGAAGCTGCGCGCGGACGGTTTTATCGTATTCGTGTCAGAGCCGAAAGACTATGAAGATTTAAAGAATTACCTAAATAACTAAACAATGAAAGAACAAGAAAAGAAAGCATTCAAATTAATTGTAGCATTGCAATTTACGTCAGACTTACTAGATGATTTCGGAGGCAACAGTAAGCAAAAGAAAAGCCTATTTCGTAGGATGCGAGGGCTTGAGAAGGAATTAGATTTATTCCTTGATAACGTCTACAAGAATGGCAGCACCGATAGGAATCTGATAGAGTTAACCGAGGCTTGCCAGAATGCTATTGAGCAGGTTATTGAGAATGATGTAGTAATAGTTGACTAATGAAATTATTTTTAAAATATAGTTGCAAGTTAAGGTAATATAATTACATTTGGTCAAAATTAACGAGATGAACAAAGAACATAGGTTTCCGTATGAATGGACGTTAAAAGATGCAAACTTCACAAAAGATAAAGGAACTGTTTTTAGTTGCTTTGCTTGTGGTGGCGGTTCTACTATGGGTTACAAGTTAGCGGGGTTCGATGTGCTTGGTTGTAATGAGATTGACCCGAAAATGATTGAAGCATATAGAACTAATCATAACCCGAAGTTCAGCTACTTAGAGCCAATCCAAACTTTTAAACTTAGAAAAGACCTACCTGAAGAACTTTATAACCTAGACATCTTGGACGGCTCACCACCTTGCAGTTCTTTTTCAATGGCTGGAAATAGGGAAAAGGATTGGGGTAAGGAAAAGAAGTTTCGAGAAGGACAAGCGGAACAGGTTTTGGATAATCTATTCTTTGACTTCATCGACCTTGCAAAAGAATTACAACCCAAAGTAGTGGTTGCTGAGAATGTGAAGGGCTTGATGCTTGGTTCTGCAAAGGATTATGTGATTAGAATTTACGAAGCGTTTAAAGAAGCTGGTTATCAATTAAGAATTGAACCATATCTATTGAACGCTTCAAAAATGGGTGTGCCTCAAAGGCGTGAACGTGTCTTTTTTGTTGCGCTTAGAAATGACTTAGCAGAACCATTTATGGAGCAAGTTGATATGTTTCAGGCTGCACCTAAATTAGAATTGAATTTTAATGAGCCAGAAATTAATTTTGGCGAGTATAGATGTGAAAATGGTATAGATGATGACGAAACGGAAAGAGGTAAACTAATGAAATTTAGAATTAAATCTGATAAATGTTGCTCAGATATTAATGAAAGAGTTTATAAAAAATTTAGTGGGTTTAACGCAATGATTAGGCACGATGATGAAGTTTGCGGAACTATAACATCAGGCGAAACGGATAGAAGATATTTCGATGGTAAAATTTGCACCGATAAAGATTTATTAAAAACGGGTTCTTATCCTTTAGACTATAATTTTTTAAATACGAATAATTCAAAAAGTATTGTTAAATATTTTATAGGTATGAGTGTACCACCTGTAATGACTGCAAACATAGCAACTGAGATTTACGAGCAATGGCTATCTAAAATATAAACAGAACTATTCCAATGATAACAACCATACGCATTTACTTTTTCTTCTTACTTTGCGGAGTAAGGGCGATAATAGAAACGATAAAACAAAAATACAATGACTGAACAAGAAGATTTACTAATTGAAAAAATGGTAGCTGAGTACCGTATAAAACTGAAAGCAATGGTTTGCAGTTCAGAACCTAGAACGGGGTTCAAAGTGCAAGAGGTTGACTTCAAAGGTCACGCGCAAATAATAGCCGATTACTTCGGGATTGATTACAACACAATGCTTTCATCTAAGACACGGCAACGAGAGTACATCTTAGCTAGGTCAATTCTGTTTTGGCTAACTAGAAAGCAACGCAGCAACGTATTGACATTTACCAAGATTGCTGAGTATGCAGGGCTAAACCACGCAACCATCATTCACTCCATAAAGAAGTTCAATGAGTGGTACGAATGGGATAATTCGTTCAAACATCCAGTTGACGATATTATGCAGATGCTAGGCTATAAGGTTGTCAAGGAAGGAAAAGAGAACTATCACCCTGAACTATTATGATGAACATACTCCGACTATTTACACTAGCTTGTCTATTGTCTCCACTAGGCAACATTGACAAAGTGGAACAGAAAAAGATTGAAGCGCAAACAAAACCTAGTTATCTTTGTGATTGCGGTTGGCGTGATGCGTTGATGTGGAACGATGCGGAAATGATGTTAAGCACTTATTGATTAAATTAGCGGAATGAGCAGATATCAAGAAAACGAGGAAACCAAAGAAGCAATAGACTCTTTACTAAGTGTCAACCGAAGCATACAATGTGACTTAGGTTTGGAATCAGACAAAGAAGCAATTGATTTCTCAAAGGCTTATTGGAAGTATGCAAGTGAAAAGATAGCAAAACACGACCCTGATTTTTGGGAGGTTATTAAACACCAAGATTAAATAATGCGCTACAAAGCTGGTTCGGGAAAAGGTAATAGATACAGACTAACAAGCGAAGAAAAAACGTTCATTGATGTATGGAGGGAACACGGTCATTTACCCGAACTTCTAGAGCAATGCAAGGCATCAGGCATTGACATCAAAGACGTTAAGCACTACTGGCACAAGTCTGAGAAGTTCTCAATCTTCGCAAAAAATGAAGGGCAAACGTTAGAGCAAACATTTGAGCCGATACTAAAGGATTTACAAAGCTATTCGCCAAAGTTCAAGAAGATAAAGAGGGTAAAAGTATCAGACCCTCATTGCTTAGTGCTAGACCCAGCGGATATTCACGTTGGCAAGTTGGCAACCAAATCTGAAACGGGGAGCAATTACGATATTGAGAAATCAGTAAACCAAGTTGATGAAGGCATTAGCGGAATACTATCTAAAGCGCAAGGGTTTGACATTGATAAAGTCATCTTTGTAATAGGCAACGATTGCCTTCACATTGACACGCCTAAACGAACGACCACAAGCGGAACACCGCAAGACACTAGCGGAATGTGGCACGAAGCGTTTATAGCCGCCAAAGAAATGTACGTTAGGGCTATTGAGCGCATACTACCTTATTCAGATGTTGAGATAATCTTCAATCCTTCCAACCACGATTATATGAGTGGGTTTATGTTAGCCCAAACTATTGAGGCTTATTTCAGACACTCAAAGAACGTAACTTTTGACGTTAGTATCTGCCATAGGAAGTACACGAAGTACGGGGTCAATATGATTGCTACAAGTCACGGGGATGGGGCGAAGTTAGCCGACACGCCCTTGTTGATGGCAACGGAAGCACCACAAATGTTTGCTGATTGCCCTTACAGATACATCTACCTGCACCACCTACATCACAAGCAAACTCACAAATTTATGAGCGGCAAAGACTTCATAGGGGTTACAGCTGAATACCTAAGAACACCCAGCCCATCAGACTCCTGGCATCACAGAAATGGATATGTTGGAGCAAAGAAAGCTATTGAGGGTTTTGTTCATTCGTTCAGTAACGGTCAGGTGGCTAGGCTAACGCATCATCTTATGTAATTGATTACCTTTGTAATATGGCAAAGAACGGAAACATACACCCTACAAGGATATTTAAAACGCCTGATGAGTTGTTAAGTGCTTGGAACGACTACAAAAGCTATGTTGATAGTCAGGCTACTAAATGGGCGAAAGTTCAATACGTTGGTAAGGATGGCGAACGAGTAACAGATAACCCTCCAATGCCTTATGATATTGATGGTTTCTTTGTTTGGTATTACGATAAATACAATAGACATATCCATCATTACTTTGATAATGACAATGGTTATTACGATGACTTTGGGGGCATCCTTACGCGTATAAAGGCAGAAAGGAACGACAACATTAAGACAGGAACGCTATTAGGTTTCTTCAATGCGAGTATGGGTAATAGGATTGCTGGACTAGCTGAGAAGAACGAGACAAATGTAAACGCAAACGTTAGCATACTAAACATAGACCCGTTAGATGATAGCGCAGACCACGGCACTCCGTAAGATAGCAGGTCTAAAGAAGCGCGTTAAAGTAATTCGAGGTGGTCAGGGTAGCGGTAAGACAATATCTATACTGATACTGCTAATCAATCACGCATCAAGCCAACCGAACAAAGAGATATTGATTATATCTTCAGAGTTAACCAAGATGCGGCTAACGGTCATTAAGGACTTTGTTAAGATAATGAAGCTCTCAGGTCTATACGTTGAATCTAAGTTCTTAGCAGGTACTTTGTATCGGTTTCCTAACGGTTCATTCATCAAGTTTATAGGGTTGGACAAGTCAGATGTTGGTAAGGGTCTACGCTCCGACATTGCATACTTCAATGAGGTGAACAAATGCGATTCAGAAAGCTACAGACAAGTGGCATCTAGGGCTAAAAAGGTCTATTCGGATTACAATCCTGATGCTCCTTTCTTCATTGACAAAGAGGTGATAGGTAGAGATGATTGTGACTTCATTCAGCTAACTTTTCAAGATAATGAGATGTTAGACGATAACGAACGCAATGAGATTCTAAACTATTACAGGTTGGCTTATGGAGTTGATTACGTTGAAGGTCAACAGCCGCCCGAACTAGTTAGCGAATATTGGGCTAATCTTTGGAATGTCTACGGTATGGGTAATATTGGGAGTCTGCGAGGCGTTGTGTTTTCCAATTGGTCAGAGATTGACAGCTTGCCCCAGGATGCGAAGTTTGTAGGCTACTCTATTGATTTCGGCTACAGTAATGACCCGACATCTGTAATAATGGGTTATGAATATAACGGGGTTAGAATATACAATGAGGTGGTGTATCGGACGGGGTTACTTAATTCAGACATTGCAGACCTATTGAAAGAGAACGACATTACCAAACAAATGATTGGTTACGCTGATAGTGCAGACCCGAAAAGTATTGCAGATATTAACCGTTATGGTTTCACCTTGAAGCCAGTAACCAAAGGTGCGGATTCGATTATGTACGGGGTTGGACTAATGCAAGAACAACCATTTCAAATTACTAAGCGAAGCACCAATTTAAGAAAGGAACTACAAAATTATTGCTGGGCAAAGGATAGGGACGGTATGGAGATTAACAAGCCTATTGATGCCTGGAATCACGCAATTGATGCTGCTCGTTATTTGGAGATGGAGTTGAAACTAAACAAGAAAGGTAAGATGAGAGTTCGTACATTCGGTTAATTATGAAAACGTTATCTTTGGTAAATTAAATGGTAAGCATTAAAGTCATAACCGAAAGAGGGATTGAGGACAAGAAGATACCTCAGTCGTTTGATGACCTGCAATGGATTGACTACGTGAACGCTCTTTGCACCGATGACACTACAGAAGCGATTGAAGCACTTACAGGAATAAGCACGAAGGATTTTAACGAAATGAGTTTAGAGTCTCAATCCTTTATCTTCAATTCTTGCGGCTTTTTTTGGAACGAGAAACCCGAATATATTGAAGTACCTGACGAAGTAAAAGAACTATCTATTGAGCAGGGTACATGGTTGCAGTTGATTAATTCAGAAGCCGAATTTAAGCGCGTGAATGAGTTAGAACTTCCTGAGATTGCAGCATCTCAATTGATTATTAAGACGTATACGGGCGTTGATATTAAAGGGTTGCGAGTTCCTGAAGCGTTAGGCTATTGGGCGTTTTTTTTTTGCAGTTTGAGAAATGGCAAAAGAGGTGGGAAGATATGTACACAGACAAACCAAACGACAATGAGATTGCCGCAGGGATTGAAAAGATACAACAGTTCGGATGGTTCGCCACTTTACACGCGCTTGCGAAAGGTGACGTTCTCAAATACGACCCAATCCTTGAGAAGAAAGCAATTGACATCTACACAACCCTACTACTTGAAAAGACGGAACGGGAGTATAGTGAGAATCTCCAATACTTCAATTCAAAGACTGACAAACCGATAGAATGAACGACACTATTAAATTTAATTACGTCATCCATAGAAATGATAAATGCGCTTGCGGCTCAAGTCTAAAGTTCAAACATTGCTGTTTAAAGGAACAGGGAAAACGAGCCAATTGCACACGAACGTATAAACGAAAATGACCTACCAACAGCTACTAGATATGGTTCGAGACACGGCTAAAGCTGTGAATACTACGGGAACATTTATTCACGGTCGTAATAGCGATGCGGCTAACTCTCAGGCGTTACCATACCCAAGAATACATCTATATCCATTCACGCAAGAACGCGACCCAAAGGACACGTTTAAACGAACTACGCCTTTGTTGTTCTCATTCGTTGAGAAGGATGAAGGGCTGCAAGATGAAGCATTGAGGGAGGGTATCATTAGCCGAATGGATTTGTTATGCCAAGACTTCTTGGATAGGTTAGAAGATGATTATGATTCTGACATTGAGTTTACTTCAATTCGCTCAGAACCACAGTACCAAATATTGGAAGGTGTAAGCGGTTACACTTTGAGCGTGACGATTAAAAGCCAAGTTGAGTGCTAAGTCCTAACGAGGAAATACTATTGCGAAACTTCGCAGAGCAGACGAAGGCTGACATTCAGAACGCTATCAAAACCAAGCGGATTACCAAATTTGGTGCAGTCAATAGTTCGGGGCGGTTGCACGATTCTGTTGAGATAATCTACACGGATAACGGGTTTAAGATATTGGCTAACGGTTACATTAACACTTTAATATGGGGAAGAAGACCTGGTTCTTTTCCACCCATATCTCCAATAGAGAGTTGGATTAAAGAAAAACCAATTTCAACTGATAAGCCGATTAAATCACTAGCCTATGCAATAGCTACCAAAATGCAAAAGGAGGGAAACATGGTTTGGAGAACTCACAAAGGTCAGAACTCAGGGTTATTGGAGGACGCATTGAAGCAAGATAAATTTGATGCGTTTGTTCAGTTAATAGCATCGAAAGCGGTTGAAGGATTAACAGATAATATAGTAACAGCATTTGACATAAAAGCATAATGGCAATTACACTACCTAACCTTTGGAACTCAGTTCACAGACCAATCATTTACACATTTGCTCCTGAATATACTTTTGTTGCGGCTGGTAATTATTTAGGTAATCTTCAACTAATCATTTCGCCACTTTCAAACGTTGACAACTTCATTGTGGGGACTAACGCGATAATACCAAGCGGAATCTACGCAGGAACTCACAAGGTGCTTTCAATATCGGGAAATGCTCTTTTGTTAGATACTACTTACACCGCAGGAGCAGGCGGTACGGTTATCTCAACCCGTGTTCCTGTTAACCTATACGCTGGTTATGATGCTGCTCACCCTGGATTTACAGATTATCCTTATGGATTGGTCGCAAGTATCACGGCTATTCGTGGAGCAGATGGAAATTGTAAGGTAGATGTAAGTGGTTTCTTAAAGAGCGTATTTAAGGAAATCAAAGCACCCCGAATAGGGCGCGACTTCCAAATGTCAATACCCTTTGCTCTATTTGTTGGACTTGAATCACATACAACTAGATACGCACTAAACGGAACGTTCAAGCAAGATGACCTAGCCGCTTATGATGCGGCTGGTAAGATTCTAAACGCACGTGAGCCAATCCACTTTCAGAACGGGAAAACAATCTATTCAATGATTTGGCAAGATACGGCTGAGTTTGGTGAGCATATTGTCAACATAGCCGCCACACCCGGAACGGGCAATGTGGGAGGAATTGGATTTTTAGAAATAGGCACAACATTTACTATTCAATAATGGCAATTTACCTAGACAGAACTTACGACCTTTTCGAAATGGCTACCTTTGGTGACCAATTCGAGCAAAGCATCACTCAATACTTTTACTCATTTACTGGAACTGTTCCAAGTTGGGTAACGGCTGAACCTTTACCATCTCCATTTGGAGCGTATAATTTCCCACAGTTTGAGATTGACATACCTGAAGGAACTTTAGGAACTTACACTTTTGGAGTGACTCAAACAAGACTTTCCGATTCAAGTACTTTAACAGGTACGATAACAATCAACGTTAGTGATATAGCTGCAACCCCTTTAGATTTGCCACATTGTCAGAACGCTAACTTAGTTTGGTTAGACCCTTCGGGAGGTTGGGAGAGTTACACCTTCAACGGTAAAGCGCAAACTGAGCAGGGCAAAGGTTCGGATTCGTCATTCATAAATAGCGATGGAGAAAAGCGTTATTCGAGGATTGAGGAGGTACATCAAGGTTTAATCGTTACAACGGGAAAGGTTTCTCCAATGTCGGCTGATTTTGTGGCTGATGCGTTCAAAGCAATACAAGCGTATCTTTGGGATGATGCTGGGTTTGTTCCGATTCTAATTGATAGGCAGACATTCCGAAAAGTGAGAAGCGGTGAAT